CGGCTTGGGCTAAATGGCTAATGTGAGGGGGAAATAAATATGGTCGCTTTTAGATGGGGTAATCAAAACTTATCCTTACCAAATTCCGCTAACTTTCTTAAGACGGAAATGAATGATTTTCTTAGCACAGGGGATAGAAGTTTTGTGGTTAAAGTTAAGCGAGCAAAAGAAAGTGTTCAAGGTAGCGGTTTAAATGAACAAGAGTTTATGGGTGAATTTAAAAAAATTTATGAAGAAGTTATAGACCAACCCTTAAAACCACTTTTAGAAAATAAAGATGGCTGGAAACAATTTTCAACTATAAAGTCAGGTAAAAAAGGAACAACAATTAATCAAGCCAATATAGATTTTATTGATGACCAAAAAATTGAAAACCTTACTGATGCTAAAGTATTAACAAGATTAAAAGGCGCAGGTGCGCTTGAATTTGCTAAAGAAGGCGAAGTTAATTTACCACCATTCCCTTTTGAAGAGAAGTTTCCTAAAGATAAATTTACGCTTGGATATGGTCGAGATTTAGAAAAATATATTGACGATGATGTTAGATTAAGAGTTAATTCACAAGGCGATGGTTGGAATTTAGCATACAAAAAACAAGATGCAAGATTAGATGCACATATACAGATAGTATTTCCTTCTATTGATGAAGGGAAAATAATGGCAGAAAAGGCCGATTATATTCTTGAAACAACAGGACAGACCGCTAGTTTTAAACCGAAATCATCGCAATTAAAAGTAGGAACGGAAGTTATAGAACATACTTTTGATTTGTCCGATAAAGACCTAAAAAAGATAGGGGCTTTGTTTAAAGGAACAGTATTAACACCAATGAAATTAGTTGATGATAAATTTGAAACAGATGAAGGACAACAAATTACTACCAAATTAGGCGGTGAAGGTTTAGAAAGTGAATTGGCTTTCTTAACTGCATTAAGTGATTTAAAAAGAACTCAAGAAATGTTAGATGAAGATATTATTATATCAGGTGAACAATATTATCATTTTAAGCAACCGAGTGGAACATTGAGTAATATAGTTTTAGACTTACTTGATGAATCAAAAGAATTTATATTAGAAAATCAAGACTTATTCTTAAGAATATTAAAACCGTATCTTGATGAACCAACGACAGTATTTACAGGAAAGATACTTGCTAATATTAAAACAAGACGAAAAAATATAGATACATTTAGAATAACCGCATTATCAACACAAACAAAAGATGCAAAATACTCAAAAACAAGATATGCTGAAAATAAAGAAAATCCGGAAGAAAGAATAACACCGGAAGAATACAAAGCCCTTCCTATTGAAGAAAGGAAAAAATACAAATTAGTTTCTAAACCATTAACACAAGAAGAAATAATCGAATTAACAGAAGAGGCATTTAAGCATAAAGAAACCGGAGAAACTATTTCCGAATCAGCCTATCAAGAACTACCTAATGAAGATAAAAAGAATTACAAGACTAATCTTCAAGTTCTTGAAACAAAAGAAGGAGTTTCGGGGGCTGATATAAGAGGCATGGAAACTTACGGTGGCCAAGAATACAAATATGATTCAATTAATTCCGCTAATGCAGAAGAACTATTCGCAAACGCTTTTGTTGAATGTCAAATATATGTAATTAATAATGGAGAATATAATCTAAATCCATTTAGAAGAGGGGCAGGTAATAGGGCTTTGTCTAAAGAAATCAACAAACTAAAAAGAAATGTTAGAAGATTAAAGAAAATATTTGGGTGATAACGATGGGAACAACCATATCGCCAAGCGACTTTACTGAAATAAACCCTGATTATTCACAAGGTCGGGGATTTTATACTAATGCAACAGAAGTCGCTAATCTATTACAAATACCTGCTTTTTCAAATAGCACTTATCCAACAGTTGCTCAAGTTGGAAATATAATAAAAAGAGTTGAAGGAATTATTGATGATAAAGTCAAGCGTTCCTTTAGACCAATTATTACTAAAGACGAATACCATAACTTTGAGTTTTCAAGAAGGCCACATAAAACATACTTTGGTGGCCATGTTGGATTTGTTCAACTAAAACAAATGAAAGTTAGAAAAATAGTTTCCTTATTAGTTTGGCAAGGCGGTTCATATGAAGAGTTAGCATCAGCACAAGCAAAAATACATCTTCTTGATAATTTTAGAGATTTAAATTCAATCATATTACAACTGCCTAATAGCGGTGTATCTTTTGAGTTGTTATCGGAGAATGACATAACTGATTTAGCAAATAGTGAATTTTGTAATACATTTGGATTAAAAACCACTAATGATGAGATTACTGCACTAATCAATGAATCCTTCCCTTCTGCTACATCTTCTTTTACAGGAGCAACTGCACCAAAGGCTCTAACCTCTTCTAATCTATCCATTTCCGACTTTTTCTATGCCTCAAAAGATAAGAATAATAGCAAGCAACTTCTCATTTCCTCCCTACTTTCCGGTGATGATGGGGCAGATTGTGTATTAAAAGCAACCATAAAACAATCATGCACTACTGCTAACTCATCAACTGCTCTTACTGTTGCGGATTCATCTAAATTAGGTGTTGGTATGACTGTTAGCGGAACAGGCATTACAGGAACAATTACTATTGCTTCAATTACAGATGGAACAAATGTTGTATTAAGTGCGCCAGCGTCAGCAAGTGGAACAAATGTTCTTACATTTACTGCAACAGATACAATACCAACAGTTTGTAATCTTGTTGATTTTACAGACAAAGAAGATTTGAATAGGCTTGGTTCTTTTTGGACAATCGGTGAAGAAGGGCGGATATTCTTTTTCAATGATTATCCATTCCATGCTAATAATTCTGTAATAGTTTCTTATGTTGCAGGTGATGGTAGAGTTCCTTCTGCAATACATGAAGCCGCTACAAAATTAGTTTCGGCTGAAATAATAAGACATGACGACCAAAGCGTATTAATTGCAGAAACAGGAGCAAATATTTCTACAAAGGAAAAGTATGATATTCTCCGTAAAGAGGCTATGGACACTCTAAAAGGTAAAGGCGACCTTGTATATTTTCTTGATTAGGTGATTCTATGGCTTTTGAAATAGATATTAAAAAGTTAGAAGAACTTTATGAAATAGAAAAAGAAAGACAACTTGCTATGAAAGAATTATCGGAACAATTAGGATATGATATTTCATTTAGTGATGAAGAAACAATACAGAACGCATTACAATCATATAATATGTATCTTAGCAAATCAGTAGAAACGGAGGTATTGGCATTGATGAAGTCTCTCTTCTCTTAGATTTGTTATCAACTCAATGGTCGTCTAATGCTACTGCATTAGTTAGTTCGGGAGATATTGATGTTTCCCATGCAATTACTCCCGATTTTATTGATATTAGAACAACAACGGCTAATAAGGGAGTAAGAGTTGATTTAAGCAGAACACCTGCAACAATAGTTGTTTTTGAAGATTCTCAAGATGTTGAATACCCAACGGTTCATTATGATATTAAAAACGAAACATATTCATTTACAATTCATATTAGAGTTCTACATGATGAGCGTTCCGGTTTAGATGCCTCTTATGGCAAAGATAGGCTAAGGGCTATATACTTGATACTTAGTAGGGTTGTTGAAAGCAACAGGCGTGGATATACTGCAAGCGATGGTTCAAGGTTTAATCAATTATTTTTAGGTTCAAGAAATGAAAGTAATGACAGGGCGAAGAGGTTATTTGGATATAAGATTACATTACAAGCAAAAAAATTCGCAATTAGTGTTCCCTCGTAAGTAAGTAAGGAAAGGGGAGAGATAAGATGGTAAATAAAGACATATTTTTAGGAAGTGGAGCAAGTTTAAACCTTGTTCCGGAATTAGATTTTAGAATTAAAAGTGCGGCTAATCCACAAGCAGGACATACTTCTGTTGATTTACATTCGGATATGGCGCATTTTAGTTTATTAACTAACTTATATGAAGGTTCAATGTTAGAATTTTATTCAACCGCAGGAACGACTAATGTTGCTGAAATAACAACTCTTACTCTCTCAAGTGATACTAAAACAGATTATAATGGAGACTACTTAATATTTACAGTTTTAGCAAATAATGGTAATGCTTCAACTCATGCTATTTGGTTTGATGTAGGAGGTAGCGATACCGAACCAACACCTTCTGCAAATGCCGGAGGTAGCACAGAAATTCCTATTAGTGATGCAGGAATAACAACAAAAGAAGAAATTGCGGCTTTGGTCGCTAATGCTATTAATGCAGTTTCTAATGTTAGTGCAGTTAGAAATGGTGCAGTAATAACAATAACTAATACTAATGGTGGTAATAATTCAGCCGCAACAACTACAACAGATAATGCAAATTTAACTGTTGTTAGAACACAAGCAGGGGCGCAAATCACTACGGCCGGTGCTTTGGTTTCAACTCATAGAGTAACTTCTAATACTGCTACACAAATTAAATTTACTCCTGCTTTAAGTGAAGGAACGGCTAATCATTACTTTGTTCTAAAAGCATACGGTTCTCCATTACCTGCTCCTAAGAACGGCACAGATAAGAGACTACTTGCTGACAATTGGTTGGGTCTATTAGAAACAGGAACTTTCCCTAATGTTGAGGTTGAAATGAAACAAATGAATCTATCTTTAGGTGGCTCAAGAAATTGGACTTATCAATACAAAGGAACTGAAAACGCAACAGGTGGAAGTTTGGCTTTTGTTCTTACCCACCCGACTTGGTTTTATTATTTCTTAGGTGCTTGTTCTAACTTTCAAAAGGGAGATGGTTCTACTTTTTCAGGAAGTTCTGCGGCCTTATCCGATTTATTAACCACAAGTGCATCAGGTAGTAATAATAAATTCTTAATTGATGCTTCGGGTCATTTTGCTCAAGGGCCAATTATTTACAGAACAGTCGCAGATAAAATTGTTCCTCCATTAATGGAAGGAGACGCAACAGGAAATATGGATATAGTGCCTGTTCCTACGGCTTCCGGAAGTAATGGTGTAAATTTGTTTAGATATACCTTTAGCGAAGTTGAAGGAGATATTCTTCCTTCATTCGCTTTGGAACAAAGCATTAGTAAGTTAGATGGTGCAGTTTCTAATCATTATAAAACCGGAACAGATGCTCTTGAAGATAATAACTTTGTTAGAATCGCAAGAGGAAATATGGTGAACGATATTAGTTTAACCGCTAATGAAAATGAAGAAGTTAAAATGACCATGAATCTAAACACAAGAAATGTTCATCTGCCAAATACTGATGCAGTATATGAAGCAAGAAACGGCCAAGCCACTAATACATCTTTAATAAATTATAATACGGAACAAGAATCCTTTAACGAACCTTACTTTTATTCCGGTGGAAGTTTCTCAATCTTTGGCGAAAACTTCTTGAAGATAACAAGTTTTACTTTGAATATGAATAACTCATTAGAAGATAAGAGATTCTTAGGTTCTCAAAGTAAATCCATAAAAGATGCTATACCTGCTCAAAGAACCTATGAAATTAGTTTTACTGCTATGATTACTGACAACAGACTTTTTAGAGAATTATTAGACAATACAGATTCAGCAGAACAAGCGGCAGGAACAAATAATATTGTTTTGACCTTTGCTAAACAAGGAAACCCCGATGAAAACTTTACAATTACTTTAACAGATTATCTCTTAAGTTCTGCTAATGTTACTATTCCCGATAATAAGGGTGCGGTAACAATTGAAGCAACAGTTATGCCGAGAAAATGTTCAAGCATTGTTGCTAATACTAATTGGATTTTACAAGGGTGATTTACATGGGTAAAGGCCATACTCTAAGAGAGAAACTAAGAATGTTTCAAGAAAAAAAGGTTGAAGAACCTAAACCTAAACCTAAAAGAAAAAGAAAATCTAAATTAGAAAAGTAATATTCCACCAACACCGTTTGTTTGTTTGTTGGTTTTGAAGGTGGATAACATGGATAAAAAAATAGTAAGTGATAAGTCGGTGCTTTTTGCACTACAAGAGCCTAAGATGCACTATATTAAAGTTGCAGAAGATAAAGAAGAATACCTCAAGATTTGGGTCAAAGAACCAACTTGGCTTGAGGTTGATAAAGCGATGAATAGCATGATGAAAATTGATGCTAAGAATCAAGACATGAATATTGATTTGAATGCCATGTTTAAATTTATGGTTGAAAATTTTGTGGTTAAAACAGAACCGCATCTTTCAGCAATTGACATTCTAAGATTAACTCCTTATGTGGGTAATCAACTAAAGGAAATATTACCTAATCCTTTTACAACGCTTGAAGGTGATGAAGAAAAAAACGAATAATGAGAGAAGTTATTAGGGGAAAAAGACATGACCCCAAACGACTTTCTCTCGTTATTGTTTATACTCTCGCTAAAGCCTTAGCGATTAGCCCATTAGAGATTTATAGGATGCCAGCGAGTTTAGTAAGCGATTTGCTTATAATCCACAGCGAGATAGAAACAATCAAGGCGGAAGAAATAGAGAAGATTAGTTCCGACTCGCAATCAAAATTACAAAGTCTTAGGTGAATTTTATGACTGAACAAGTGCCGCTTCCTCAAATTACAAAAAAGGTTGCTACGCTTAAAAAAGAAGTTAAGTCCTTTGAAAGCCAAATATTGGCTTTAATGAAAACTCAAAACAATTACTTAAGGTCTTTAGACAAGGTAATTAAAAAAGAAAAAGAAGAAATTAATTTAAAAAAATTAAATAAAAAAGAATTAAGAGAACAAGTAGAATTAGTTAAAGGGTTTTCAACAAGGACTAAAATACAAACAGCCGTTCAAAAAATGAATAATAATGAATTTAATTTAGGAATTAAGACTCTTTTAGATTATAGAAAGGCTGGTGGAACGACTTTTGAGTATTTAGCGACATTTATGACTTCTACTAAAGAAGAAGTCCAAATATTAGGTTTTCATGCAAGTGCGGCAAGAAGAGTTCTTTATGGGTTTTTTCCGCCCGGAATGTTTAGAATCGTTAATAAATTAGCAACGGGATTAAATACATTAGGTGGCGGTTATAGGTCAATAAAGAAAATGATTCAAGAAGCGGGAGATGCGACAAAAACCAGTAATAATATCTTTACATCTTCTTTTAAACTTCTTAGCAAACTTAATGTCGGAAAAGCAACTAAAAAAGCCTTTACTATTTTTGGTTCAGATAAAGAATTAAAAGATGCTCAAGATAAACTTTTTAATTTAACTAAAGCAAATAAAGCGGCTCAAAAAGAACTTAGAGATATGGAAAAATCTGCTAAAAATAACTTTGAACTTCTCAATTCTCCTGCTTATAAAAAAGAAAGAAGAGAAAAGAAAAAGAAAGCAGGGGAAGCAAGGTCAGCGATGACGAAACAAAAAAAGGTTGTAGAAGGAATACAAGAAGATGGAATGGGTAGTGGTCTTAAAGGCTTTTTTTCAAGATTTGGAAAATCTATGAATCCCTTTGGGAAGGATAAAGGCGGTGGAATACTTAACAGAAGAAACATAAAAAAACTTTGGAATAGTAAAGCGATGAAAAAAGTTGGTAGAGGATTAAATATGTTTTTTTCAAAGAAAGGTATTTTTGGTCTTAAGAATTGGTTTAGAGTAGGAATAATGGTATTAAAGTCTCCATTCAAATTGGTAGGAAAAGCCTTCGGTTTAATTAAAATGGTATTTAGACCAATGATGACATTTTTAGTAATGACAATAGTTTATATTTCTATAATTTCTCTAATAGTGGTTTTTATGTCAAAAACAATAGGGGAAGCGTGGAAATTTACTAAATCAGTTGTTGCTCCATTTATAGCAATAATGGTAAATGCATTAGCAAGTATTTGGGATGGAATTAAAGAAGTATTTTCAGGAATAGTAAATGGTGATTTGTGGCAAATAATAAATGGAGTGTTAGATATTGCTATCGGTGTTGTTCAGTTTGTTATAGGTTTGGCCTTGACTGTCGTTATAGGATTAGGAACATTAGTTTTAAAAATGGCTCATGTTGGTGCAAAAAAATTATTCAAATTTGTTAAGGGCATATTTACAGGTGCAGTAGATATTAAAAAGAATGCTGGTAAAATTCTAATGCTTGTTGCCGTAGTAGTTGCTTTAATCTTTGGTTGGCCTGTTGCTTTAGGTCTATTAATAATAGGTTTAGTTCCATTAATAGTAAAGAAACTATATAATAAATTTAAAGATTTATTTGATTTCTTTAGCACAGGAGGAACTGCAACAGGCGGTATGTCAGTTGTTGGAGAAAGAGGGCCGGAATTAGTTAAATTACCAATTGGCTCAAGAATTAAAAATAACCATGTAAGTAAAAGAACCGCTTCATCAAATAGAGGCGGAAACACAATCAATATTACAATTAATGCAAAAGATACTTCCGATGCTGAAATGCGAAGAATAGCAGAAAAAGTCGGAAGATTAGTCAATAATAGTATTAATAGAAATACAGGAATGTCGGGGATAAGGTGATAAAATGCCAATAGATGTAATCAATACTGAACATAATGTTTTTCTAAAAATAAATGCTCACAATAGTTCAGTTGGTAGTCAAGTTGATACTATTCCATTAAAATGTATTTCAGTCGGGGTTGATGTTAGCAGAACAGTTCCGGCTATACCCGTTCCTCTTTCAAGCATAGCAAGGGGTCAATCGGAAACAATTGCGGTTGATTTAGGAATGGCGAGTAAAAGCATTACATTGAGTGGAGTCATTACAAGCGCAACAATAAGAAGAAGCCATACTAAAAGTTCCGGAACATTTACTCCGATAAATATGACCGCAGAAGAATTGGCTCAATTAATTGCATCAGGTGTTGATTCTTCCGGTTTGGCTCATTATCAAAATTTTAATGAATTAGTTTTTCTAATAGAGTCAAACATTGACGAAAACTATGTTGAAAGAAATGCAGTAGAAAGAATACCATTTACCTTTGCTTCAAGAGGTTCGGCATTAGAAAAAGACAATGAGAGAGTTCCATTACCTGCTGATTTCCCAACAGACCAAAACTCAACCGGATTAACAGGCTTTATTGAAAATTTTAATTTTTCATTAGAAGCAGAACAACCAACGCAGATTACTTTTAGTATGAGTTTTAGAGTGGCTAATATTTTCCCATGAGGCGATTTAAATGTATGATATTTATGTAGGAAAGCAAAGAAGCATAGTGTTTCCGATTATGTGTAATGCTCATATAAATATTAATTATGCAGATAATATTGTTGATTTTGCTAATAATAATAATACAACAGATGATGTTCCTTACGGTTTGTGGGGTCATAGCGGGTCTTTTACTTATGAAGCAATATTTACTCCGTATGATATTAATGGAATGGGTGTAGATGGAGCAAGAGAGCGTAGTGTTGAATCAAATAGTGATTTTATAATGCCTAAAGGTTTTAGTGGCGGGGGAAGCCCAAGTAATGAATATTTATCAATAGCAAATAGGTATTCTCATAGTATGGCTCTTTTCCATAATACTAATTTAACTATATCTTTACAAAACACAACAACTACAAATAATAACCAACCTGCTGAATATAAAATTAAAGTAGATATGAAGATAAATGGTGTTAATCAAACCTTTGAAACGGGAACAGTAATTAGCGCAATATCAGATAAAACTTGGTTAAAGGGTAATGTAGAAAATAACTATAATTATCAGGGAATTGATGCTAATGGCAGAATAAAATATGAAGCAGTAGGATTTACAGATGGGGCTATGACGGCAGGTAATCAACCATTCCCTTTAAATTTAAATGGTTCAAGAACAAATCACAATACTTTTTTTATTGGACAAAAATTATTCGTTGATGGCGCAAATGATTTTGAATATATAGAGATTGGAACAGTTACTTTTAGACCGAGTAGCGGAGACATATCTATTACTCCTGCGACTGTTGATGTTGATAGTGGAAAACCCGTTTATATTGAGCCATTTAAAGAACCAAAATACATAAAAAACATGCATCATGTTGCCGTTGTATTTAATGAATTTGATAATATAATAAACATTTTTTATAATGGAGGTTTAGTTCATTCATCAATTCATAATACAAGCGGTATTTTTACATTTGATAGAACAGATTGTTTGATTGGTAGAAACACTACTAATGGCTCAACTTCGGCATCAACCGCTTCTCAATATATGGGAGAAATTCATGAAATGTCAATAGAAAGAGGAACAAAGAAAAAAATAACTTATACTAATTCTTTATTTCCTTTTTATGATAATTCTTTACTATATTTAAGATTTGAAGAGGTGGATGAATAATGCCATCAATATCCATAGACGGTGTATCGTCATCATATAATCAAACTGGTTCTAATGCTTTTTATGATGTTCCTACTAATCCTAAAATGACATTAAATTCTTATGCTAATAATGATAAATTATACACTATTATATATGAAGATGGAACTATTTCAAACGATGAATTTAAAAGAGGGGCAGATACAGGAACTATTTTAACACAATTTTCTAATTTGCATAATACCGAAGGATTTGTTCTTAGATGCTTTGATAGCAATACAGGCGAGGGCGTTAATTTTAATCCAACAGGTAATGATAGTTTGGATAATTATGAATATTATGTTTTAATACATTCAGATAATAAGTTAATGTATCATTTTGCGAAGATAACTTCAATACTTACTCTTGACCCAACAGACCCAAATAGTGCAGGTGATAGTTTTACTTTTTCTCCGAGAATGGGAAATGAAATACCAAAGGGAGTTAAATTTAAAATTTTTAAAGGGCCACCTGTTGCGAGTTTAAATAAAATAGTTGCTATTTCTGCCGGAATAAGTAAAGACATACCTTTGCTAAACATAGCAAGACCCTATTTTTACTTTTATAACGATAAGTTAGAGAAAAAAGGAGAGTTGAATCATAATACTAAATATATGCTAAAATCAAATATTAGTAATGATTTAACAACTTATAGTAGTAGTAGTGCGATAGTTGTAAATACAACTAATAGAGTTTTTCTTACTGTTTCTGATTATAGACATAAAATAATTGATTACAGCAAATTTTCTTATAATATTAAATTAGTGGATAAATTAAGAGAATTAGATGACCCCGACATAGCAACAAGTAATGAGTCTAATACATTACAAGGCCAATTTATTACAAATAGTGATTATAATACCATATTTATAAATGCAAGACGAGTTATAGATGACCAAATAACAAATCCATTAGATTTAACAGGGCCAAAAAGATATGTTTATTATAATTTTTCTCCTGAAGATAATAATAGAATGCCTTCTATATATGAAATAAATATTGCTGATTCTTTTGATGTAAAGGCTGGTTATGCTTCAATTAAAATGATTGATAGCACTAAAAATTTATCAAATAAAATAGACAATAATGATAGATTATTTGTGAATCAAAAGTTAAAAGAAGAATCATTTAACGATTGGGTTGAGGTTGGTGAAATTGTTTCTAATGTAGGATTGCTCTATACATTGACGGGCGATGTAGAAAGACCTAATTTGTATTTTAGTGCAGGTAATGAAATCTTAATAGGAAATAGGATATGTATTGTTAATAGCATCTCTTCTACAAACCAAATTGCTTTAAACACTTCATTTGGTATTCACCCAAGAACAAGATTAGAAACACAATCAAAATTTACCACCGCTATTGGTTTAGTTTTTGCACAAGGAACGAAAGTGTATAGAAGAAGAGTAAATCCTGTTGATAATACTTTTTTTACTAATGCTATAATTCCGCCCGAAAGATTAGATAAATTAAACGGTATTATTATTTCTAATCAATATAAAAATTTTTATTGCACGATGGGGAATTTTATTACTAATGCAGACAAAGACTACGGACTTATAACTATTAATTTTGAAAATAATTTATTAGATAACGATAATGCTTTAAGGTATGTTATGGGAGAACTGTTATTAAATTATCAAGTATTTTTTGGTTTTATTGAAGAGATAAGTAAAAAATTAGAAAATAACCAATCTATATTTGAGGTTCAAGGAAGAAACACACTATCAAAATTGGTTGATGTTATAATAAATAAAAACACTTTATTTTCTGAAGATTTTATCTTGACGGCAGAAAGCCCATTCAATAATACTCAAGCGGTTGGCTATGCAACATGGGATGAAAATAACCCACATATAACATTTGATTCTGCTCAAACTTTAGTCGCTGGCGACCATTTATGGAATAGAAGAGGGGGGTATATAGGTGAAGTAAAGATAGGAAATACAGGAACAGGCTTTGTTCTTGTTCAAGCCCCTTCTTTTAAGTGTGGAAGTAATGTGCAAAATAATGAAAGACATGTCTATAAAGAAACCGATAAAAATTATATCTTCGGTAAGGCTTTGGCTTCTAATAGATATGTTAGTTCTGTTACGAGTTTAGCAGGAGCAAGTGATAAAGGATTATATTTTAGAACGGGTAATAAACTAATAGGGGATTATTCATCTAATTATTCCGAAGGTGTAAAGTTAGCAGGTCTTTCGGAGCATAATGATGCTAATGCTTTAGGGTTTAATATAGAAAATGTGGAGTCTTTACTAAATGATTTACCATTCCAAGCAAAGTTAAGCGGATTAAACGCTCCCGTAGTAAATAGTTTGATTGATTTTACAATACTTGGAGTGAAAGAAAATGATGGGATTAAGACCGTAAAACTTGCTCCATACATGCCTTTAACTTTAGGAAGAGAAGTAGAAAATTATTTGAATTTTGAACACCCTACGACGAGTGGTGGTAATTCAAAGTTAGTTACAATGGGTAGTTTTGTTTCTTATAGTAATACTGATAAAAATATACGATTAAATTCCGACGACGGACTGACTGATATTTCAAAAATTAGAACTTTAAGAGTGGGTGAACCTTTATTTGCGAATAATAATTTTATTGGAAGATATATCGGTGATGATATTGCCGCTACTGCTGATGGTATTGATATAGTTCATATATATTTAGATAGAGCAGTTAGTTTAACAAGCGGTGATTTAATACAATTTTTAGATACAGTCGGGAATATGATTAGGTCTTTGCATTTAATTAATGGTGGCCATCTGCAAAACAACAGATTAATTGATTTAGTTTCCCCAACACAAAATCAATTTAGTCCAAGATTTTACAATTATGATTTAGAATATGCAATTGCTAATCCATCTATTCATGACCCTGAAACTTATGCTTTTAAATATAGAAGTAAGCCACACAGAATATTTAATTTAGAAAAAGGATTGATTGGTGAAAAAAATTATACTTTAGTTAATTTAATTGCTGATAACGACATAACTCCCTTTTATGCCGATGATGCTATATTTAATTACTATGCCGATACTTATTCTGCTTTTGTTCAAACTCTTGGAAATGAGTTTGCTGATAATGTATATCCGAAAGCCATACCTACCAATGGTCTTTTAGGGGTTCAATTACCAATAGGAATGAGAGGAATACGCCCTATAACTTATTCTAATTTTTCTGATAAAAGGTATTATTTATCCCATGCAAATAATAAATTTTTATTTGCTCTTAATCCACAAAATAAAAACAGTTTTATTGCACAGACAGGAGAGGTTTATTCCACTTATCCAAATCCTCTTTTGGTTAGAGATAAATTACAACAGTTAGACCCAAGAGCCGCAAGATTATTTTTATATGCTAATAGAGATAAAACATTTTATAGTTCAAGAAGAAGAGATAGTCTTTTGAATGATGCTAATTCTGTAAGTATAGAAAATTATGGATTATTTTCATCTAAAAAACCAAAACTTACTAACCACTCAATAGCAAAAGATAATATTTTTGGAAATACAGTTTCTTATGTTAATTTTGACTCAGATTATCAACATACTGAAATTATTTCTTCTAATAAAACAGTTAGTAATCTTAAAAGATTTTCAATAATGCGATTAACTGAATGTGTTTTTGACTCATTTATGAACCCAATAAATCCAGAATTTGACATTTCCGGTGATGCTTCCATATCCGCTTCAAATATAGACATGGCTGATATTTACACATCTACAACGACCTTCTCATCAACTTCTTTTCAATCAAATTCAATAACTATGTCGGGAGCAGTTAGCGATATTGTTCAAGGCGATATTATAATTGATGAAACCAATAATAGAATGTTAGGTCAAGTTTCAAGTATTTCGGGAAATAATAATGAAATAATAAATTTTTATGGAACATTACAGCATTGTGTAGCCAATGATGGTTCTAATAGCCTTCATACTGCAAATGACTCTAAACTATCCGGCTTTTCTTATGTT